ATTATCCTTGGGTATAAATTTTATGGTTGCTCCGATTTGTGCAGGTTTTGGTATTACTGTGCCCCAGGCTGACATGTCGATTATGATGCCTCTTTTGCTTGGAATGCTAGGAATCGGAGGATTACGCAGCCTAGACAAGATAAAAAAAGTAGATACAAAAACATCAAAAAAATAAATGTACGATATTGATACTATTCAAGTTTTAAGAGCTAAAATAAAATCCAGTTTAGATAGATATAAAGAAGATATCATTTATAGTGTAGACACAATGGAAAACTTACAATATGCTAGAGGAAAGATCAATGCTTTAGAAACGTTGCAACAGGACTTAAATGACCTGCTTAAAAAGGAAAGTTAAATGAGTGTAGAATTACAGAAGAAGCCGAAACTTATATTACCTAAAAGAATAAAACAAAAACCCAATATACCTTTAACCACACAAGAGAGAGAAGAATATTTAAATACGCTTCCTGATCCAGTAGGTTATAGAATGTTGTTAAAACCATTTGTTCCTGAAAAGAAAACACAAGGTGGTATTTTACTATCTGATAAAACAGCAGAAACAATGGAAATGACAACTGTAGTTGGATTAGTTGTAAAGATGGGAGAGCTTTGTTATAAAGATAAAAGTAAATTCCCTGAAGGTCCTTGGTGTAAAGAAGGACAATTTGTTATTTATGGTAGATATGCGGGAGCTAGATTTAAAACTAAATTTGGTGAACACAGAATATTAAACGATGATGAGATCATCGCAACAATTAAAAAACCCGAGGATGTCCTCGCACTATTTTAAGGAGTAGTTATGGCACAAGAACAACAAGTAGAACTTGATATAGATGATGCAGAAGAAAAGACAGTACAAGTAACTGAAAAATCAAGCGACAATGAAAAGGTGGAAACACCTACTGTTGATTTAGGTTACACAGAGTATGATAAAAACACAGAAGTAAAAGTTGAAGATAACCCACAAGACGACTTGACTGAAATATCTGGTAATGTCCAAAAAAGAATAGATAAACTTACAAAAAATTGGAGAGAGTCTCAAAGAAGAGAAAGAGCAGCTCTTGATTATGCAAAAGGTTTACAACAAAAATATTCAGATATTGAAAAAAGTTATTCTACAGTAGATGAAAATTATGTTAAAGAATATGATGCTAGAGTAGATGCCGAAAGAGAGCAAGTTAAGAAAACTTTACAAGAAGCTATTGAATCACAAGATTCAAAAAAAATAATGGAAGCTAATGACCAACTTACAAAATTAGCTGTAGAAAAAGAAAAAGCTAGAATTAAAATACAACAAAAAGAACAAGAAAAAGAAGTTAAAAAAGAACAACCTACACAAGAGCAGGTACAACAACCAGTTACTCCAAGTCCTAGAGCTCAAGAATGGGCAGGAGATAATAATTGGTTTGGCACAGATAAAGCTATGACAAATGCAGCTTTTGGAATACATGAAGATTTAGTCCAAAAGGGGTTTGACGTAGAAAGTGAAGAGTATTATGCTGAAGTAGATAAGCAAATGAGGGGATACTTTCCTAATAAGTTTGCTGAAGAGACAAGACCCGTTCAAACTGTTGCCTCAGCGGGGCGAAAACAGCAAGGACGTAAAACTGTGAAACTCACTCGTTCGCAGGTTGCGATAGCAAAAAAATTAGGAGTGCCATTAGAAGAATACGCTAAATACGTGAAAGGATAGATTATGACACAGAAAATAGATAGAACTTCACGCAGTTCAAGGGAAACTGTAGAAACTAGGAATAAACCTTGGACTCCACCATCAAGTCTGGATGCACCTCCTGCGCCTAAAGGATATAAACATCGTTGGATAAGAACTGAAAGCATTGGTTTTATGGATACAGGTAATGTATCTAAAAAACTTAGAGAAGGTTGGGAGTTCGTAAGAGCTGAAGAAGTAAAAAACCAACTTGGCGATCACGACTTTCCAGTGGTGCAACAAGGGCAGTATCAGGGGTTAATCGGGGTTGGAGGCCTTGTGTTGGCAAGGATACCTGAAGAGATAGTCGAGCAACGCAAAAAATATTTTGAAGACATTACGAAAGATCAAGTAAAGTCCGTTGATAACGATATTCTAAGGGAACAACGTCCTGAGATGCCTGTCAATATTGATAGACAATCAAGGGTAAGTTTTGGTGGCTCTCGCAAGAAGTGAGAGTTTTTTTGTTAATTATTTTATAAGGAAATAAAATATGGCTAATACTAATGTATCGTTTGGCTTGAGACCTTTAGCAAGATTAGGTTCAAGTTACAACACTACTGGTACTACTGAATACAGAATAGCTTATGACAATGCCAATAGAATTTACCAAGGGATGCCTGTAATACCTACTGCGGCTGGAACAATCGATGATTTACAAGCAGCAGCTGGTGGAACAGTTTCTATCTTAGGTGTATTCTATGGTTGCGAATATGTTTCAAGTACCACTGGAGAAAGAATTTTCTCTAACAACTGGCCTGGGTCTGGAGCTGATAGTAATCACCCAGTAAAGGCTTTTTTATATGACGATCCAATGCAATTATTTGTTATAGCAGCTGATGCTGGTGGAGCAAATTTTGATACGGAAGCTGAAATAAGAGCAGCAATATTCTTAAACGTGCAAATGGCAAATGGTAACAGTGGTAATAATACTACTGGTATTTCTACTGCTGTTGCTGATTTAAGTACAGCTGCTGATACTGCTTCTTTCCCTCTACGTATAGTGGGTATTCAAGAAGATCCTGAAAATTCAGACTTCACAGCAGCAGGTATTCCATTGATCGTGCGTATTAATAATCATTTTAATGCACCGAACGGCTCTATAGTCCAAGGTACAGTTTCAAACACAGG